AGAAAGCTGTCAAGTGATCCAAGAGAATTTGACAGTCGTTATCCATGAAGGTCTGGCTCTTATCGAACAGCCCCATAGGTGATCGGATGCGTTCACCGATCGTGGTCTTGGTCGGCCGGGTTTGGAATACATGCTTGTACCCCAGATCCTTTTCTTCGTCAGTGATATTGAGCAACTTCGAAGAATAAGGCTCCAATTCCTTCACGGTTATCTTCTTGGTGGCAACCACGGTGGAGAAGTAGGCTTCCACACCATTGTTCTTCAGCGAGCCTTTGATCGGGACAGTGGTTTTCATTTCCATTGCCTTCTCATCTAGTTCGTCTTTGACGTGAGCCGTGATAACGACAGGCTTGCCGAACTTCACCACTTTGTCCTGCATCAGCGTCTTGAAGAACTGAGCATAGGAACCCCATGCCGCCATCGTATTAGTCGAAGGCAGGACAAGCTGAGTCTCGAACATATCCATCAGGAACGTCACCGAATCGACGATGATGCCATCGACATTCTTGTTATTGGTTCCAAAGTCGAATGCTTCCCAGACCTGATAGGGATCTTCGATGCGATAGGGTTGGAATATGTTCTTGAACGGCGGTCGCTTACCAGCTTCCGTGATCAGATTCATCCATCGTTCTTGGTTCCGAATGTTCCGGAGACTGGCGCTTTTGCCAGTTCCAGAGTACCCAACGACCAACACAAGCTGATCGTTGGTTTCTGTGTTTTGTGACATTTATCCTCCGGTTTAGGCAGCGCGTTTGGTGAAACGCTTGGCCACGGTCGTCATGATCGTGGTGTCAAGTTCAGAAGTATCGAGAGGCTCAGAGAGCTTCTTGTTAAACTCATGCACCTGCCGCTGAACGGTCATGAATTCCAGACCGCTATCCACCAGAGCCAAAGCAAACTTTAGCATCTGGTTATTGCGGCTTCCGGTGACCATACGTTGAGCGAACCAACGCTCAAGGTTGTCCAGGGAAGCCACGGCTTTGAAGTCCTTCTTGAACACCTCGTTCTTCGAGGTCTTCGGGATGAACGGTAGAATGTCGAGCAGAGCCCCATCCATGTTGTAGTGAATATCCCCACCTTCGTGGCTCATCCACTTCTTGGATCGTTGGCAAGAGCTACGATCAACATCGGCTGTCTTGAAGGGCAGCCATGCAACAACATCGTCAACGAGTTGTGTGTACTCGTCTTTATCCAGTTCCAGGATATAATTGATCGGAATGATCAGCCTAAAACGATTGACATCGGGGGTATGGCGCTTCGTCGTATAGGTGAAGTGCTTTATGTCCACGAGAAGCTCATGAACAAGATTGATTGAGACGCCACCATCCACGTCAAGCACCAGCATGTTGAACCCAGGAATAACATTTTCCTCGGCTCGATGGTAGTTTTTGAAGTGATGGTTACACCAGTGCATTCCCGCAGCCTGAGTCAATAATTCCAACTGATCAAAGGCAATAGGCTCTTCAGAGGGCTCGTAGGAATAAGCCCAATTGTCACTATATGAGAAGATCATCTTTTTAAGATCGGTCTCCACTAGGGTTTCACCCTTGTAGAATTCGAGTCCATCGATGAATGTCTTCTTGATGATGACGTTGTTCTTGTAGCCCCACTGAGCAGCCAGAGTGATCATCTCGCTCCGCTGGGTGCCGGCCTTCGGAAAGAAGGGCAAAGCATCCAACAAGTCCGAGTGAGTGACTTCTTCCCCACAAGTGGCGATGTACTTTGCCAGCTTCACATGGGCTTTCTCACGCTTCAAGATGGTGGAGAAAGCAGCTCCTGACTCTTCGACCAGCAAGATAGCCTGGTGGAGATGCAGCATCTCGATCTCGTTGCTTTGATCCACGAAAGCGAAAGCCCCAGCCAACTTCAGAACCTTGAAGTAGCGATGGGAGAGTTCAGCCTTCTGGATCTCGAAGCCGATCTCAGGCATGAGTTCGGCCGCTTGTTCGCAAGCGATCTTGTAGGTCTGCAATTCGATACCGACTTCATCCTCCACGATCATTCGCCATTCGAACATCCCAGGATCCGCCAGTGAGTGAAAATGCATCGCCCACTTCTGGATGGTCTGGTTATTCTGAGGCTCGATGAGGAGATTGTAGATTTCCGTGGGAGACTGCGTGTTGAAAGACCTACGTTCTTGCTGGCCATAGCCAAAGAGGCAACGACGAGCATAACCTGTGTCCAAGAACGAGTAGAACTGATCCTCGGTCATTCCACCATCAAATAGCTTTGCCGGCGTTCCGAACAAGAGCATATTGCACGGTGTTTTGCCGTCCATGTCCTCGTTCCGCTCATTGTCGTTCGTGTTTTTGATGAGCTTGCTCTTGACCTTCCCCTGGTCATAGAGCTCGAGGTAAATGTTGAGCACGTCGATGCTCTTGATCAGATTGGAGCCGATTTCGTCAATCTGGAGATTAATCGAGCCACAGTTCGCCAGCAGCAGCTTGTGCCGGATCTGGCGAATGCCTTCAGGGGTTCCAGAGTCGAATGTGAAGGGGTAAGCCCCAGCACGCTTGTAGGTCTTCTGGACCTTTTCGAACTCCTCCTGTGGGTCAGAGTTATTGCGTACAGCCCGTTCATTAGCGATCACCCAGTGATTCTGGTCGCTAATCACCGGCATGGTGTCTTCAAGAAAACGCTTCTTGAATCCACCGATGATGTCGTCTTCGACAACGTTGACGCTGTGGCCCTTACCAAAGCCGGAAGTGGCCAGATTGAGTGCATAGATGTTCACCGGGATGTCACCACGATCCTTGGTGACGATGGTGGCCCGCATTGAAGAAGCCATCTTCCCAAGGAAGTAAGCCATCTCAACGCGAAAAAAGCCCCGGTCAGTGTTCTGAGTTTTGTTGCAGAGCACTTCGACGTTTTCTTCAATAGCTGGATGGTGAGTGACACCAGTGAGGTCGATCATGGGGTAAAGTACCTGTCTTTTTGAGTGCAAATGGTGAATGCCTCGCAGTAGCCGCATCGCTTTGGCTCGCCAGGAACGGTTTTGATGATGCCCTTCCCACCCTTGGTAACTTGGAAGGCTCTCGCCTCACTCAGTTCGCCAAAGTTCTTGGTCGAGCGTCCGTCTGTCTTGGTGGGGTCCGCATAGAACTTATGGACCGCTTCCGAGCGCCAGAGTTCTTCGTCTGTGCATTCGGGAAGGTCTGTCTCGGGTGTGTCCTTAAACGTATCTATGAGGGAGAGCTTGGATCGAATCCAATGCTCGGTTTCATCCAAGGATAAGAGAGGTATCTCCTTAAATTCAACCTTCTTTTGCGGATAGTTTGGATTCTGCCGAGCTTGCATTTTCTGCCAGTCGGTGAAGATGAAATTGATCCGGCCGTAGTCTTCGGTGATCTTCCGGAGAGGCTGCCCAGCATCGAGCCAACGATAAATGCTCATCTGGAGTTGGTAATCACCATCTTTGGAACCAAGAAGCCAAGAATAAGCACTTGTGCTCTTCTGGTCCTGGATGATCCCTTCGGTGATGAAGTCGAACTTGCCGCCTACAGTGTAGCCGTCGATCTCACGAAAGAGGCGTTGTTCCATGTAGATGGGTAGGATCTCATTAGATCCTCGGACTTCTTCGTCGGTCGGATTGATCCGAACACGGTCGATGAGGTCTTGGGGATAGCCCAAGAGCTTGAGCGATCGAGCGTAACCTTTGGTCCAAGCTTTCTCCACGGAATCGTGAAGAGCATGCCCCATGGATCGAGCGATGAAATCCTCGACATCGATCAGGTTGTCACTGGGATCCATCCGCCTGGGCAAGAGAATATGCCGCAGGGGCTTCATGACCGCGGTGGCCGAGATATATTTGCCTTTGGTTCCAGTCACATGATCATATTCGTCATGCAGTAGCCACACGGCAAGTGCGAGACTGATGTCGGATCGGTTTGTTATCACTTGCGTTTCTCCAAAATGAAAAGGGACCACAGCCCAGAAAAGAGCTGCGATCCTTCATTGGTTTGCTTGGTTCAGGCTTCGACGCGAAAACCGTAGATATGATCCACTCGCAGGGTTCTACGAGCCAATCCTCGATCTGCCATCAAAACATCCATGACCTTGGTGTTTATCAGAACATCGTGATTGTTAAATTCACAATATAAGCCTTCATAGATAGGCGAGGTGACTACGATCTCTCGCCAGTTACGAATACCTTTCCAATTCATATAATCCACGAACAGTTTCATTGTGTTCTTCTTGGTTTAGATGTTTTCGGGTTTTCGCTCTTGGATCTTCATGCCTTCAGGGAGCTTGTTGAACTCCTCGGCGGAGAAGAATCCGAGCGGGATCATGTTGAGGATGACCACATCCACGACATTCATCAGCTCATTGGCTTGGAGCTTGTTGTGAAGCTGGACCTGAAGCATCTGCTGTGTGCGAGCGAGTTGGGCGATGCCAATCCTACCATCCTTGCTGGTCACAACCGCATTTTGGCGGAGAGAAACAGGCATGGCCTGTTCCCCTTCTGGCGAAGGAGGCAAGATGGTAATCTCGCCACAAGCCATGAAGTAAAATTCACGCTCAGCACGTTCGGACACCGAAAGCGGTGTTAGTGGCGCTCCCCGTTCATGTAGAGCGTCACCAATGCCTTTCAGCGCCCGCAACTTCGATTCACTCATGTAGGTTTCCTTATTTGGCCAGAGCCTTTTCAATGATCTCTGGGAGTTGGGCTTCAGTGGTTTCGTTTGGGATAACGATCTCCTTGGCCCAGGAGGGCCAGAAGATCGACAACTCACCACCAAGTTTCACTTGATCATGTGCAATGTCAGGATGCTCCTGCCACTGAACGGCTTTGACCAAATGTTCGTTGACATACGCAATGATGCGGGAATCATCCCGTACAAGGGCATAACCTGCATCATGGATTTGAGCGCATGGTCGAATGTCTAGGCGGTATTCGCTCTTGCGAACTTTGCCCATGAATTCGACCCAAGCCCGAGAGTTCAGAAGACACCAGCTTTGCCCAAGGGCATTGCCAGCGGATCTTCCCTCTGCTTCAGCTTCCTTGGGAGTTTTCTTGTTCCCTCGGATCACTTGAGCCAGCAGGGGTGTCCGCACACGCAGACCAAAAGCCACGGTGACGTAGCCGTCGATCGCAGCCTGGTCGAGCTTGTGGGACACCCAATCGATCGAGACTTTGTAGAGCTTCTGAAAGCTTTTCTCGATCCGCATGGCTTCCTCTTTGGAGAAGCCACAATTTTTCATCAGAGTCGCATACGTTCCTTGATACGTCAGAGCGAACGTTGGCGGCTTGCTGTCTTGTCGAAGTGACTTGTATTTCTTTTGGATCGAATTTATCGATTCCACACTGTTGGGATCGATGTCCGGCATTTGCTCGGTCCAGTAGCTATACGCCCTGAGCGAGTGGCCATCGAACCCATCAAGATAAACTTTTAGCTTGTTGGGGTCTTTGGTTGTCAAAGCAGAGATTCGATCCTCGAGTGAGGAGAAATCCAACCCCAGCAAAACCCATCCAAGAGGCGCTACGATACAACTCTTGATGAGTTTGGCGTATTTGCTGTTAGCTGGTAGATTTTGAAGATTGGGGTCAGACGAAGAGAGTCTTCCCGAAAGCGTACCTCCAAGGTTGAAATTACCACAGAGGTAGTGCCAACCATCCGGCCCTAGAATTGAGTTCTCAAGAGCCGGAATGAAGGTTGTCAGAATGATCTCGACACTCGCGAAATCGATCATGGCGTCCAGGAATTCCAGGATCATGGGGTCTTTGGTTTGGTGCTTTAGATCCTTGATGATGTCGGCCTTGGTGCTGGGCAAACCAGAATCCGTGAGACCAAGCACAGGGAGCCCGAGCATCTCATAAATCAGCTCACGAATCTGATCGTGAGAGCCTGGATTGAACACCATTTTCGCATCAGCGAGGGTGACCCTCTTCTTTTTGAGAGTCGTGTTTTTCTTCTCTACCCACACCTCATTGAGATGGTGGGTATATTGCTGCACGATAGGGCTGTCCTGAAGCGCCTGGAGGGCTTTCTGTTCGTCGGCCACCATGGAGGCTTTGACTTCAAGAACCCTGTCCATGTCCACCGGAAGCCCGGTGAGCTGCATCTGAACAATGTCCTTGATGGCAGGCTTGAAAAGCGTCTCATAAATGTCGAGCTGCTGGTCTGCGACGAGCTTGTCCCAGTGCTTCTCGTAGACGAACCAAGTGGAACACGCATCCACCAGGTTGTATCGTAAGAGATCCTTGAGGGGGATTTTCCGGATGTCGTTAATCTCCTCCATGGCGTAATTGCCAGAGAAAGCCTGCGCTTGATCCTTCAGACCCAGCTTGTTCCCTGAGCACGAATTTGTTGCCAAATATGTGATAAGCTTGGTACAATCCCAATTCTTCAGGAGCATGGCCAAACCAAAGAGCAAACCCTTTGTGTCCAGCACATCATCCATGTAGAGTTGATAAATCAACACGTACACGTCGAAAGAGATATGATGATAAATCGCCCTCTGCCCAAGCCGAGCGAAGAAATAGCGAAGCAAATCTCGGACAGGCTCGTTGCAAACCTGTTTTCCGAACATTCCCTCGATAGGCTCTATGAACGGCTCGTAGTCTACGGCGAATGCAACACCCTCGTGTTTACTCCACGCGAAG